ATCTTGATCGGTCCACTCTAACGTATAGTTATAATAACCAGACGCAAATTCATGAGCAACTAAATCCTGTGAAAGATTAGTAATATTGAATTGAGTATAACGATCATTGTATGTATCTTGCTCTAATTCTATGACCCAAGTTCTAGCTGCAGTAGGAGTACTATCATCCAGTATTCTATTAGTGTATCTACTTGTCAATTTTAGTCTCCAAGTTTGAGCAGTTGGTTGGTGTAAGTTTCCATTAAAACAAACTTTAGGATCTATATTTACACCATCTGCAAAGTTGTATATGTATAACGTCATGCTCTCTACAATGTTTTTCAGTTAAAGATATACTTTACGCAAGGATTGTAAAAGAAGAAAGGGCTAGCTTGCGCTAACCCTTTCTCATTAGTAACGCAGCGCTACTAATATTTATATAGGAACAGTCTATAAGACCGGATGGTGATTACTCACCAACGAATGCTGCAACGCATTCGTAAGATGGATCAGGCTCTAAACCAGTTAGAGTGATTTCGCCACCATTTCTGTCACCGTAAGCAACGCCAGTAGCTGAAGAACCAGCGGTCAATTCAGCGCCTCTAGTAACACCAACTGACCAGAACAATCCGTTACCGTCTTTAACGACAACTAATAGTTTTGGATTTTGTGCTAGAAGTTTGATTTGATCGCGCTTAGCAGCTTCCATCTTATTGAACACCATAAGTGCATCTTGCTGATAGAAAACTGTACCGTTTTCAGTAGAAGCATTAATTGTTTCAGTAAAGCTTGAAGTCTGCTTTGGTACCTCATACTTGTAAAAAGTAATTGATACTGGTGAGCCAGATAGATCTAGCGATGTGATCTTGCCGTTCACGTCAGTAGTAATGGTATCGTAGTCAGGCAGATCTGCAATGTACAAATACTCAATACCACCTTGTGAGTCTTTACATCCTAATGTAATTCCTGAAGTAATTGAACAACTCATAATAGTGTGTATTTTTTTAGTTTAGTATTTGGTTAATTACAGAGTACCGTTTTTCGCCCATTTAGTAACGTCAACAACACCAAGACCGATTCTCCATGCAGCCATTACACGAACTTCGTCGTTATCAGCTGAGTAGAAGATCTTCAAGTTATCGAAGTCATCTTCCAATCCGACACCAACAACCAAATCTTTTAGAGGACCAGCAACGAAACCGTTACCTGAGAATCCTGAAGACTTGATTACTCTGAAGTCTGTACCTGGCATCATCAACTCAGTGTTAGAGTTAGTGTCTGCTGGGTTGAAGTGAAAGAGATTCTGGGCTGTTAGTGCTCTTCTCAACATGTTGAAGTATGCTGGAGACATGATAACACCTAAGTCTTCTCTGTCTAATACTGAAGCAGGAACTGCATCGATAAGATCCATTACGTCGTCTACGATAGTAGAAGCTGTAGAAGCTACAGTCTGACCTGAATCTACTGCACCGTTTGCAACAGTGATGTCAGTCAAGATTTTGCCACCTAAGTAATCTTCGTTCCACTTGCGGATTTTCTCTACAAATAGATTTGCAACTACTTCTTCGAAAGGTACTTCTTCTGCGTGAGCTGAAGCTGAAAGTCTTTCTGCCAAGTAGTAATCGCGAAGATCTGTTGGGCAAAGTGCTTGCTTTGTTTGTTTTTCTTGCATGTCGATGTCAACTTGTGTGTAAACAAGGCTACCTGCCTCGTTCCATCCACATGCTCTGTCCGCTACTGTGATAGTTCCGTCCAATAAGTTGATGGTAGTAGTACCGAACTTAAGGCCTGAACGAATAGTAGCGTAATCCATAACGTTTGTTTGAAGAACCGCTTTTGAAATCAATTCGAAAGACAATTCATCAGTGTACGTTCCTAATGATGCTAAATTGTAACTCATGATTAATGTTTAATTTATTTTGATTTTCTGATTTTTGCGATTCTTTCAACAGAACTTACTCTGTTAGCCTCAAACGCTTCGGCTTTTTTTACTGGTTTTGCAGCAGGCTCTTTAGAGAACTTCTGGAACTTAGCCTTCATCTCTTCTACTTCCTTTTGCATTTCTTTGATTTCTTCAAAGTAAGGCTTCATAGCGTCAACGATCTTTACAATCATTTCTTCTTCCATTTCTACCTTCTCTTCTTCTTCCATTTCTTCTTTAGGTTCCTCTTCCATAGCAACCTCTTCTTTGTTCTCTTCCATCTCTTCTTTCTCTTCTTCTTCTTGAGCTTCGTCAGAGATTTCTTCGATCTGAGTAATGATACCGGCTTCGTCAACAGTTACTAGCATGTTATCAGTTGTTTGGTGTACCCCGGCTGGTGCAGGAATGCTGCCTTCTTCTGTAACAACAGAAAGAGTTTTACCAACTTCGAAGTCGCCTTCAACTGAAACTTCAGTACCGTCAACAAGCTTAGCATTAGCCAACTCAACCTTTTCGGTTACTGGCTCCTCAACTCCTAAGAGAACGCGAATCTTGTTAATAGCTTGATTTGCAGTCATGTGTACTTAGTTTTATTTTAAAATTAAACTTTTGGCTTTGGTGCCAACAGTGTAAGATATACTATAGATTGATAATGACAAAACTTACTTAAATGTATCTGCGAGTAGTTTAGCAATAATACCAACTATTGCACTAAAACCTACCCAAAGTACTTTAGTTACTCCGTTTTTCCAGTCTATTAGTTTATCCAGTTCATTGACCTTTTCATCGTAAAGATCAATTTTCTTTTGGCGCTCTTCACGCCATTCCGTATTCTTGTTAGTCTGCACAATAACACCATCATTAGGATCTAGGAGCGTCTTCTTCATGTCACTCATATCCTGCTTTAAATGGTTAATAGCTTCTTCTATGCGCTTTAACTCTCCGTTGGGCATATGCTTCTTGATATATGCCAACTCTTTTAGAATCTGATCTAAATCGCTCATCTAATTTGTCCTAATATGTTTATGATTTTATCCAGTAGTTCGTCTTCTTCGTTCTGTACTGGTTTAGCCTTATTTATAAAGTCACCAGCAATACTGAAGCCTTTGAGTTCACCATTTTTAATTCTTTCCCAAGTTCTATCGTCATTTACTTTGTAAACGCCGAACCATGTCCCTAAAGGCATGTTATCAAAACCATAGTAACGGCTCTTATCATACTGTCTTGACTCTACTATCCACTGTTCTAACAGGATATTGTCTTCGATAATATTACCGTCATGATCTAGATCGGTTACGTTGTGGTTTTTCTTTTTATTGAAACGCTCTTGGATGCGCTTGATTGTATCTTTACTGAAGAACACATAGTAAGGTTCTCCGTTTTCGTCACGGCGCAAGATAAACTGGTTAGGTACCATCAAGGGTCCAGCTACAATACGCTTTTCATCATCTTCAATAGAGAATGAGAAGTTACGACGTCTTAAGCTAGCATTATTACTAACACTGCCAGTTGGGCTTGGTCTATTACTGTTGTTTGATTTACCAGCATCACCTTCTGCAGGACCTTGATCAATTACAAGTACTTCATTGCTACCTTGAGGTTTGAACAGAGCATTCTTAGACCAAAAGTGTCGGCAATTTACGCCTCCCTTATATGAAAAGACATTATAACTATTAAGACCGCGTGGACCCATACCAGGATTGATTACAGAGAGTCTACCTTCTAAGGCACTCATATCATCTTCACTGTAGAGTTTGTTGAGTCTGAGCATAGCTTTACAGAAGCCACGTTCTGCACTCGGTCCTGTGTATCTGTATTTGATCTCTGCAGGTTCGTCTCTGCGTACTCCGAGTTTACCAAGAATATCTAGGCCTTGAATAGCTTTGGCAACATCACTAACTGTATTGAACTCCTCTTTGGGATTAATGAATGTGTATTCTTCTGTGATTTGTTCGCCGTGCTCTTCAGCCCATTTTAAGATAATCTCTTCTTCTTCAGATGACATTACATAGCACTCTTCTGCAAACTCTTTGCGACGTAGATCATCACCATAGTCTACATAAGGACTTAGATTAGATGGATCGTAAGAACCTTCATAGTATGAGTAGCAAATTGCCAACGCTTGGTCTTGATCATAGCCTTCGCCAGTTACAATAGGCACACAACGACCGATAAACTCGTCTTTATCTTCTCCAGCACGTGGTTCTACAAATTCTTGTTTGCTAAGTTGTAATTCGAATTCTTTTCTTAGTTCTTCGTATTTACAAGCTTTGTAGTATTTCTCAATTCCTTCTAATTCTCCATTTTCTTCTTTCCAGTATGAGTAAAGTTTAAGTGTCTGGATGGATGGAACTGTATTTTCAAATTCTAATTTTTCACCATTTACCTTATACCAAGAAAATCCTAGATTAGCACGGCGTCCATCTTTATACCAGTCATTGATGTCTGTAATACCTTCAAACTGAGATGCTGTTAAATCAATAATTTGACCACTTTCTTCATCTTGTAAATACCAGTGACTAGTCTGGAATATTATACCGTCTAGTGGAATTTGCATCTTCTTAATGCATTTTAGTGTATAAGGTCCGTCATAACCACCAAGTGCATAAAACATGAATTGAGCTACTTGAAAACAGTAACCCATTGGAAATTCTGTAGGAATACCAAGTTCTAATAACTTATCTATTTGCTCTTTGTGATTAGTTCCACCCTGAGCAGTTAAGTCACCACCTGGTTTTTTGAATTTATCGATATTGCTATAGATCCATTCTTCAAATTTCTCTACGCCTTTGTTATCTACATACGGTTTAGGTGCATCTTGATTAAATGCTAAGAAATCTACTTCAATAGCAGGCTCATACACAAAAGAAACAACGTCAACGCCCATTTCTTCGAGCTGCATATCGTCAAGGTCGATCTCAAGTTCAACGATTCTATTAATGTCTTCATTCATATTACTGTATCTTATAATTTAGCTATGTCTTCGATAGCCTTGTTTTTCTCTTGTGCATCTGTCATCTCAGTTGCAACCACATATGTTTTAAGTACTGGTTGTGTAGCTTCAGCAGCAGTTCCACCTTCAGCCACTTCACCAATTGCGCCAGATTCACCAACACCAGGCGTCTGATCAAAGCCCAACTGTAGACTACCAGTATTCGAACTAAACGTAGGAATATTTGGTCTACTTGGTGCACTTCCGCCACCGCCTCCGCCAGCGCCGCCAGCAGATGGAGTAGGAGTAGCTATAATCTTCTGAACGTTAGCAATACCTGCAGCAACTGCAACACCGGCTGCAATAGCAGCACGAACAGGTGATGTAGGATCACCAGGTAATAACTGTGACGCATAAGCTTTCTGAGCACTTAGATATGTATCTATTGTCGTGGCTGCGATCGCTGCGGCTTTACCAGCTACTGTGTTCTCACCAACAAGACTTGCAACTGCAGATAGTGCTTGACTTGCTACTTGTAGATTAGCTTCGGAAACTTGCTTCTCTAAGGCCATCTTGTAGTCAGCCTCTTCTTTAGCTAGATTCTCACGCTTCTTCTTAAAGTTTTCAAGTAGAGCTTGCTTCTGCTGTTCAGATGCACCTAAGTTCTCAAGCTCAGCCATCAAGGTATCTTGCTGTAGCTGTAGTTCCATTTCAGCTTGCTCAAACGGATCTAATTGCTCTTCGCCATCTGCAGTACCTGCCAAGATTTCTGCAATCTTCTGTTGCGCAGTCATTTCATTCTGCTCTCTAAGTAGTCTGTACTTTTCACGAATGGCTTCTTTGAGTGCCTCTTCGTTTTCTAATCCTTCAACAGACAGTAATGCAGCCTCTTCTTGCTGTTGCAGCATGAGTTCTTGTTTGGCACGCTGGTTAGTCTCTTGTAGAAGATCTAACTCATTCTGAATTTGTAGTAACTTCTGACCAGCTGCTTTCTCTTTCTCAGCTATCTTATCGTTTTGAGTTTCAACTCTAGCCTCTTCTTGTAGATCGAAAGACTCGTTGATCGCTGCGATCAGTTCGCGTTTCTGTCTAGCATTGAATTCAGATTCTTGAATCTCTTTGATTGCATTCTCTCTCTGAATCTGTAAAGCTCTCTTAGCTCTCTCATCTTCATCTTCAATTTGCATCAACTCATTCTGTTGATTTAGAGTATTTAGTTGAGCGTAGTAGTTTTTACGTATTTCTAATGCTTTTTCAGCGGCCGCTTGTTGTTCGTCTTCTCTCTGTTGTAAGAGTTCACGTGCCATTTTGGCAGCATCATACTGAATATTCTGTAATTCTGTGTGACTGGTAATTAAGTCAGCATGTGTCTGTGCAA